ACCAAAGTTAAACCCACACTTTCGTGGGAATAGGTTAACTATGTGGTATCACTAAGGTTTAACATTTCACCCCCCTGAAATCTGTTCGCCAATAGAAAGGTACAGGAGAACAAGGTATGATAAGTGTAGAAAAGGTAAAGTATGACTAGATTTATTCCTGAGCTGTCTGAGGACTTGATAGATGAACTAGATAAACTATTCCCTCCCAAATGTCCACCCATTGAGTGGAGTTGGGAGAGAACCCAACGGTATGCCGGAATGAGAGACCTAGTTGATCTATTGTTGCAAAGGAAACAGTACACAGAAAAACACAGACTTCAGAAGGAGATGCACTGATGTGCCTTTTCAGTAAACCTAAGATCCCCGAACCAGTGCCTCCCATCCCGCCTCCCCCGGAAATCAAACCCCTGAAGTTTAAGGAAGAAGTTGATCCAAGAGAGGCAAAACGGTTAGGCACGAAGAGGCTCCAAGTACCTCCACGGGTTGGGAGACACAAAGGCTCAGGGGTTAACGTAAAGTGAGCAAACATGACAAACACCGCTACCACGATTAAACAGCGTTGGTCAAAGCTGGACGGCAGACGTAGTGGTCACCTAGAAAGACAGCGTAAGTGTGCGTCCCTCACCATACCCGCGTTGTTACCTCCACATGGTACCACTGAGTGTGACCAGTTAGATACACCGTTTCAATCCCTTGGAGCCCGTGGGGTGAACAATTTGGCTTCCAAGCTTCTCCTCATTTTACTTCCACCAAACAGTCCGTTCTTCCGTTTGGTTGTCTCCAGTACAGTAGAACGTGAACTCTTGGAGATGCAAGATGAACGTGCTTTGACTAAGCTGGAAATGCAGCTCGGAGATATGGAACGACAGATTCACCGATACATTGACACGCTTGGCGTGCGTGTACCACTTTATCGAGTGTTGCGCCTTTTGATCGCCACTGGTAACGCCATGTTATACCTGCCGGACACTGGTCGAGTGAAAGTATATCGATTAGACCAGTATGTTTGTGTGCGGGATCCTAAGAGTGATCCGTTGGAGATGATCATCCGTGAAGAAATTGCACGACAGCTTCTCCCGGATCACCTCCAGGAGATTGTGTTGCAGGAACAGCGAAACACTGGTGAAAGTGAAGTGGATCTGATGGAAAAACCGGTTGAACTCTTTACGAGCGTTGTTCGTGATGGGGATCACTGGACAGCCATACAAGAAGTGGCTGGCATTCAGATTCCAGAGTCATTCAGTCAGTATCCTCTACACGAGTGTCCATGGATACCACTGCGGTGGACTGACACTGACGGAGAGTGCTACGGTCGTGGACTGGTGGATGAAATTCTAGGAGACCTTATTTCACTGGATGGTCTAACAGAAGCTATCGTTGAAGGGTCTGCCGCAATGGCAAAGGTGCTCTTTCTTATCCATCCGGCTGGACTGACAGCTTACGAAGATTTAGCTGATACACCTAACTTGGGCTTTGCTCCGGGACGCATCGAAGACGTGGGCGTACTTCAGCTTATGAAACACGCTGACTTTCAGGTGGCAAATCAAACACGAGTTGAACTGTTGGAGAGACTGAGTCAAGCTTTCATGCTCAACTCCAGCATACAACGGAATGCTGAACGTGTAACTGCTGAAGAAATCAGGTACATGGCACAAGAGCTGGAAGATGCACTTGGTGGTGTGTACTCGATGTTAAGCCAAGAGCTTCAGCTTCCATTTATCAGACGATGTATGGCGATCATGCGTAACCGGAATGAACTGCCTGTTTTACCTGATGACTCAGTGACACCTTTCATTGTCACAGGTATTGAAGCGTTAGGCCGGGGGCATGACCTTCGTAAACTTCAAGCATTCATGGAGTTGTTGGCGCCACTTGGTCCTGAAGCTGTCGCTTCCCGGTTGAGCATAGCGGAATACATAGACAGATGCGCCAATGGTCTCGGCATGGATACCAAAGGATTGGTGTTGGATGACGAGGCGTGTGCTGCAAATAGTAATGCTCAGATGCTCCAACAGTTGATCGGGCAGGCCGGACCGGATGTGATCCAAGAAGTTATCAAAGGTGTAATGGGCATGACCACCAATCAAACACAGAAGAGGTAATGTATGAGTGATACTATCACTGTCAATATGCCTATCGAGGACAGCCCTCCGTATCCCGGAGAGAAGCCGGTTGAACCATCAGTTGAACTGATTGCCGGTAAGTTCACAAGTGAACAAGAGTTGGAAAAGGCTACCTTGGAGTTGATCAAGAAGCAGAACGAAGGAAACCTAGAGGTTTTCTATAAGAAGCTCGAAAGTGAATTAGGGAAATCCACGGAAAAACAGTCCGTACCTATTGCTGAACAACAGTCAGCAGAGGGATCTCCCCCTGACCATGATGTGAAGAACATCTTGGAAAACTCAGGAATAGACTTCAATAGTCTGTCTGAAGAATATACTACACAGGGTGGACTGTCAGATGCCAGCTACGCTAAGCTGCAAGCTGCAGGGTTCCCCCGGGATCTGGTGGATAACTACATTCGTGGCCAGGAAGCTATAGCTGCGCAGCGTGACACGCAGATATACAACATTGTTGGTGGTGAGGACAAATATATGGCCATAGTGAATTGGGCGTCTACCCATCTTACATCAGAAGAAAAGGACATGTACAACAAGTCCCTCAACACCGAAGCTGCCCCATTGGCTGTAGAAGGACTGTATGCTCGCTATCAGAGAGCCACTGGTTACACTGGACGGCTTTTAGATGGCAATCCTGTTCCGTCTACCGCCGGCGGTTATCAGTCAGAAGCACAATTCAAAGCTGATCTCCGGGATGACCGGTATAGATCAGATCCAGCATTTCGTGACCAAGTGGCGAGACGTTTAGCTCAAACCACAGCTTTCTAAAAGTTTCACCTGTCAGTTCGGCCAAGCTGACAGGTGATCCTACTCACAAACTGGAGTACCAAAGCCCACTAAAGAATATCTGAGGATATCCTGATCTGGACACCTTTGGGAAACTGTAAGTGAGAGCCTCGTAACCCCAACCTCGTAACAACTCCCCCACTTTTCTACCATCGGTAGTTTCCGGTGGTACGACACAAAGGAAGAAAAATGGCTGTTCCCAATATTGACAATCCATCAAGACCACTAAAGTCAGACCTTAGTATGGCCTTGAAGATTTTCGCAGGGGAAGTTCTTACAACTTTTGAAGGTGCCACAGTCATCTTGGACAAACATTTTGTCAAGACGATTCAGCACGGTAGAACTGCACAATTCCCTGCGACGGGTGTGACAACGGCCGGATATCATACGCCGGGCGCATACCTTACTCCGTCAGCAATCCTGTCGGATGAACGTACTATCACTATTGACGGTCTCCTGTTGGCTAGCTGTTTCGTGGCTGACATAGATGAGGCAATGTCTCACTATGAGACCCGTTCGATTTACTCCAATGAGCTTGGTGTAGCTCTGGCACAAGCGTTCGATAAGAATGTGTTCAATGAAATTGTACTTGGTGCTCGAGCTAGTGGCTTGGTTGGTCAGCCGGGTGGCGTGTCGGTCATCGATGCAAACCTTAATTCAGCTACTTTGTCTACCAAAGCTGAAGCTATTACCAAAGCTTTGTTCAGCATTGCCGCCTCTTGGGATGCAAACAATGTACCTGCTTCTCCGAGGTATGCTTGTTTCAAACCCGCTGAATACTATGCACTTGTGCAGGCAGTACAGACCAACGGTTTCTCCGTGATTCACAAGGATTACAACGGAAGAGGCAGTCTGGCTACTGGCAAGATCATGGAGCTGGCCGGGTTTAACATTCTGATGAGCAACAATGTTCCTGCTTCTGATATGTCTGGCTGGACGTATCACGGTGTTGACGCATCAACTGTCAAAGGTATTGCTTGGACTCCCCAAGCCGCAGCGACTGTAAAGCTGATGAGCCTTTCTGTTCAGCAGGAGTACAGCACTTGGCATCAAGGTACCGTTTTGGTTGCCCGGTATGCTATGGGGCATGGATACCTACGT